GGATTCCATGACGGACTATTTTTCCGACCTCCCTGACGCTACTGATTTCAAAAGTATTACCGGCATCATTGGGTTTCCATTCGATGCACGCGACCCGAATCTTTACGCGATAGAGCGCGGCATCGAGATAGCTTTAGAGATTGAGCTGTGAAAAGCCCGGCGGCAGTAATCCATTTCGAAACCCAGCGTGACAATAAAACCCGCTGGGTGCGGCAGGCGCAGGCCGAAAACATGAAACTGGCAGAGTGGGTTGAGCAAACTTTAAATCGGAGATGTCATGATAAGCCCAACGCCCCAACAGGTAATTGAGCTGCGCGAGGCTTTCCAGGCAAGGCGCAATGTAGGGATAACGGTTGCGCAAGACGCATGCGCCAAGCGCATACATGCAGGGCGCAGGTCCTGGCAGCAATGGGAGCGCGGGGATCGCAAAATGCACCCGGCCTTTTTTGAGCTAGCGCAGATAAAACTGGACTCCCAGGCAAAATAGCTTGAAAGTTTTTTGGGTTATGTTTTACACAATTTTACATTACCTCTTGTTACACTCAGAACAACGCGAAACGAGGGAATGTACTGTGAAACGAACCATCCTGCTCTCTGTCCTGCTCTCTGTCCTGCTATCACTTTCTACCACCAGCACCGCCGCTGTATACCAGTGCACTGGCGATAACGGGCAAACAGTTTTCTCTGGCCAGCCATGCGGGGACGACGCTGTGAAGCTGGACCACAAAGCAGCGCCGCCGCTGGGTGGGTCTATGGTTACTGAGGGTAGCCGTGATTTTTTGGAGAGGCGTGAGGTAAAGAGCGCGGTGCACCGGATTGATACCAGTATTCGACAGCTTCAGCTGCAGCAGAAGCGCGCAAAGCGGCAGCTAGATGCGGACATGGCAGAATGGGAGTCTGATAAGTCCAGAGCCAACAACAACCTGGCCGGGGCTACATGGGAAAATAGCTTGGCGCAGGAAGCCTCGCTGAAACAGCAGCAGTATCAGTCCGAAGTGACTCAAATCGACAGGGATATGGACCGGTTGCGGGAGGATCGCCGCCGGCTGTTGGAGCAGTAATCACACATACTGCGTTCCGCTCGGCAAGTTCGGCGCTTCGCCGATAATCTGTTCGCCGTCTACCCATGCTTTCCCGCCATCGGCCACAAGCCCGCCCTTGAGCCTCACGGTTTGCCCGTCCCGTCGGGTGGCTAAGCTGGTGCCGTCGCTGTTCACCTGGCTGATGATGACGGTGTACCGGCCCGCTCGGGGCATTAAGCGCTGAAATCTTGTCCAGGGGTTCACGGTGGCCATTAGTAGTGGTGCCTCTCAATCTTGACTGTCTGGGTAACGCGGCCGGTTCCGGGTTGGCCCACTGCAATGCTAACGCCCAGGACGTTTCCGCGCCAGGTGTTGGCCGCGTTCTGGGTATCCCTGAACTCGACAACCATCGCCGGCTCGATCAGGCCCGGGCTTCCGCTAGTGGGTAGCACGGTTTCCACGGTCACAATCTCCTGGTTGCCGCCGGCGGCGATGGTGGTCAGTCCGCGCTCCCGGCATTGGTAGGCGTCCACGTTCAGGTCGCCGAATACGTCGGGCGCTGCTTTGTCGCCTGCGGTGCCTTGCCGGATCACCTCGATGGCCACGCCCTGTGTGACGCCTGAAACAAACACGGCGTTGTATTCAGGCTGCGGCTCCCATTGGCTGGAGTAGCCGATGGTCATGGCGTCGGCAATCACTGCATCCACAAATCCGGCGGGCTGCTCTGCGTACTTCCAGGGGCCGGTCATTTTGTAGCGGTGCCGAATGTGCAGCACGTCTTGCTCGCGGTCAGGAACAACGATGGCGCCCTGCGCTGCGGCCAGCTCCGCGATCACTTCCATGGCGGTTTTGTTGTCCCATCCCCAGGCGCCCGCTGGTATCGGGTAATCGCTCAGCCCTTGTTGCCGGGCAATGGTGAATCCGGTGAACTGCAGCTGATCGTTCATGGCCTGGGTGCTGTTCGTTTGGCTGGTGATCCGCCCGGTTCGCTTGGGGGCATACGGGGCCGCCAGAAGCTGTGTCCTCGAGGCGCCCCTCACGGTGTAGGTTTCTTTGGCAAAGCGCCGGTCCAGGCTGTAGCTCTCAATCACGAAGCGAAACTGGTGGCCGTTGATAGTGGCGGTGACTTCCGCAGGGCCGTCTGCCGTGGGGCGGATCTGGTCCATGCTGGCGCGGTTCAGGATTGTGGCGCTCATCGTCCAGGCGAAGCTGTCTGCGTCCAGGCCTATGTTCAGGTCTTTAAACTCCAGCGGTGTGCCGGTGGTGACTTCGATAAGGCTGCTGGCGTTCATGATTCGGTACGTCCTTTTAATGTCGGGCTCGGGCGGTGGCGTCAGCTCGGGCAGGTTGGGCTCTGCGGCGCTGGGGAATTCCACTTCGGTACCCAACCGGGGCTTTCTGTCCCAGGGGTGGATGGTGCGGCCGTCCAGCGCCTGTTTCAGCGACCAGCCTGGTTCGTTCGGCTGTGCGTCCACGCTTCGGGTCGGCGGCTCTATCTCGATCAGCAGGGCCTCGGGGGCCAGCTCAAAATCTGCGACCAGTGCGCCCGGCGGGGTGTATGGTGAAAACTGCAGGTTCAGGGTGCCGTCCGGTACCACCTCTACTTCCAGCGGCGGCGGTGGCTGCCAGTTCAGGACGCTGTCGGATTCCCGGTATTCGCTGCTCCGGTTGTGGTCTTTCGGGTCATTCGATGGCTGGATCGCCCGGCGGTCTTTCGGCTGCTGCACATCCCAGGCCTGGTTCCCGTAGCCTGTGCGGTCGTCCTTTGGCTTGAACTGCTCCCAGCGGGCCTGCTCTGCGCTCAATGAGAGCGGGCGGGCCTCGTTGCCGCTGAAGGGGTTTTCCCGCTGGTCCTTGGGCGGTACCCGGTCCCATAGCATGGTTCTGGATGCCAGCCAGACCACGCGCGCCTGGTCCGTCCTGTGCGCGCGCCCGCTGCCGTCCTCTGGCCTGCCCTGGTCGAAGTGCTGACGGCGTGTTGCTGCTGCCTGCCTAGATGCCTGGGCGCTCTGGTATCGGTAGCCGACGGCCAGCGGGGGTTTGCGGTAGACGAAACCGCCGCCCGCTTCTGCCAGTTCGAAGTCCAGCGCCAGCGGGTTGCTTGGGACGCCGTACGGCGCCCCAAGGTCAAGGACGACCGCCAGCGGGTTGGTTTCGGGGACGTAGGTCACGGTGCTGGGTCGGGGGTGGTTACTTCGGGCATTATCGGCCCGTGAACCATCGGCCTATAAAACGGCCGCGCTATCATGCTAGCTGTGCCATATAGCTGACTGGTTTCTGTGTCCACTACCCAGGTCGGCTCGTCGACTGGCAGGGTGCCCGATCCGGTTGTTTCCCAGACATGCCCATTCGGGGTGGTGGGGTGTATGCGGTTGCCCGCTGCCAGGGTTGCTTCGGGGGCAAATGGTGCGCCGTAGTCGTCAAAGGCCACCACGAATACCGGGTCGCCATAGCCGGCCAGCAGGTCGATGGTGTACTCGCCGGTCGCTGGGTCGCTGGTTGCATGCCCCAGGCTTTTGCTCTGGGTTACTTCTGCCCCTTCGACCATGTAAGTGACGGCGTTGTACCCAAAGGCCCGGACCGTTCGCTCGGCTGGGGCTCCGTCGATCTGAACTACCCCTGAAACCGTTGACAGGTTTACAGCTGGCTCGGGGAGAACTCTGTCCCATAGATCTTGCCTCTCTTGGCTTGTTAAAGTGCGTCGATACACCCCCATGTAGTCGAGGATGATCTCTGGCGGTGCAAAAGCATTAGGGGTGCTTGAGTTCTGGGCAGAGGCCAGTACGCCGTTAAATCCATTGGCCCAAGAGGTAAGGTCGGTTAAGGTTGTGGCCAGAACTTCCTCGGTCAAGCCGTCAGAGTTATATACGTGAACGGAAGATTGAGCGTTATTCCTGGAACAGAAAACCAGATTCCATTCGTTAGGCTTTAAGAAAACTCCGGTATCCCATTCCCCTCGAAGTCCTCCGTTATATCCATCCAGCCTTCCCTGCTCTATCCGAAAACTTACCTCTAAGTCAGGTTTTACGCTAAAAGTCAGACCTTTATTGTCGGGGTCCCATCCCGAAGATCGGTAGTTTAGGTCAAGTATGGTTGCGGTACCGCTCAGGCCCGCGGCTGTCGGCTTTACTGCGTAGAAAACCTCAAACGAAGAACTAAAGCCAAAAATGTTTGACGTTGTGGAGGGCAAAGACGCGTAGAGAGAAGATCCGTCTGGGTTCCTGATGGCCGAGTCTAGCGCGAAGCTGTCGTCGTTCGTCCTCAAGCCGACCGCGCTAAAGGTTAGGTCATTAAAGCCGCTTAAACTTTCAGCAGCTACCGATATTCCCTCAAAGTCCCAGAACGCCCTCAGATCGGTTAGCGGGATCGGTATGCTCTCGTCTACTTCAGCCATCAGTCAGCATCCCCTCTGTTCTGAGTTGCAAATTGATCTTCTTCTTCCGTCGCTCGCCCCGCAACGATGGTGCGCGCTACCCAAAATGGCGCCTGTCCGCCGTCCGTATTGAAACGCAGGGTATTGCCGCTTACCCAGCCGCTGCTCCAGCCGTTGCTGCGGATCGTGAAATAAGGCGCGCCGGTGGCTTCGTTGGTGGGCGCCAGATCGGTGGCGA